ATGATGGGACGCATTATTATACCCCGCTGAATACGCGCGAATATAAAACCCGACCCGACTTTATTCGAAAGGCACAACATCCGATGCCTGGGATGGTGGTTGTCGGAGAGGTAGTGAGCCGTGACCAAGGGTGGGTTGAAGGCGCAATTGAAAGCGTTGATGCGGTGGTTACGAGAGATTGGTTGTATTTGTGATTCATATGTTACATTTTCTTTAATTCATCAACTAAATCATGAGCTAAGACGTATACGATATAACAACCAACTGTAATCAACGGAAGGTATTCGATCATTATGCGTATTATATATAATACACGATAAAATTGAATTGATAATAATAAAAAATTGAAATGTAAATTATTAATGTGAAGTAAATTACATTGACAACATTTATACGAATACAAATGTCCATGAGAACATTCTTTACTCGACCTAACAGTGCGGTATCGTCGATTGATGGTTCTGTGCTTGCTACACAAGAACCAGAGGAAAAGGGTAAGTATCCGTTGCCAATCGGGAAAGCGGGATGCTTGGATGGATCATTATTTGCGCTTACTGGAGTTCAAAGAAGTCTTTATAAAGAAGAGATAGAAGATTTGATTAAGAAATATGGAGGGAGGGTGTCTTGTGTGGTCAGCTCAAAGACGACGTATCTTCTCCTTGGAAAATCTGGAGGTATACTCAAAATTCAAGAGGCTTATAAGCACGGGACAAAAATCATCGACGAGAAGGGATTGTTTGACATGATTTCCAATTCTAGTGAAGACGACAAAGATGATTTGCCTTTAATAAGCCGTCGTATACAATTCAAAATCAAAAGCAAAGGTGATCAAGCAGAGAGTGATGATACAAAACATGTATTTTCCGACAAAAAGCAAATTAAGCAGTGGGTGATTGAACATCACGAAATGTCCGATATATACTCAGAGGAGCAGATTATTAAAGAATCCGAAAAAATTAAAGATCGAAATAAAGAAAAGCGGACGCGTATCGAATCGGAAATAGCCGCACTAAAGACCATACTGTCCCAACTTCCAGTATACGAATAAATAAATGATTGTATATGTGAATCTATTTTTTCTTCTACACACCCGCCACCACACGCTCCAATTCGGAAATCCGGATATGCGGTAACTCGGTATGTGCTTCCCAGAAATACTTACAATATGACCACTTGAAATCGAGTTTATCACAATAATAATGTGAGTAATAACGCTTCAACTTTTCTGCCAACAACGAAGGCAACAGTCCATGGGACGCCATCGGAAGGACATAACACAACTGGACAAGGTCGCGAACTGGATTTTTCACAACTGTAGTAGCATCGGGAAATAAAGCTGTATCCAAATGCGGCATATAACGCATTAAATCAACCAGAAGTGGTGCGTAAGGATATTTATAGGTCCATCGCCAATCAACGCAACCGGTCGAATAATATCGCATGGTCCATTCCAATCCTTCGATATAATTAACGCAAATCATCTGAAGTCGTTCGATACTTCCGGATCCACCACCACTACTACTACCGCCACGCCTTTTACCGCCTTCACGTTCTCTAGCATAAATATCGATTCCAAACAACGCATCATAATAACGAAACTCCCAATTCTCTCGAAAGGGGTCGATATATTTCTCTGCCGCACGCTCTTGAAGAGGGATCGTCATGAATTCGTTCAAAGAATGACAGCGTTCGATATTTCCAACCATTTGGACGACGCGATTACACGCTATTTTCGTAAGTTCGCGAATATCGACGACGACGGCATCAACAACTGGTGGCTGTTTCGTAGTAACTTCATCGTTATCCTTTCCGGATTTATTCTTATTATTATTATTAGTCCAAGCACCGCTACCGCCACCGCCACCGCCACCGTATTTCATCTTGCTTTGCCGGTCACGCGTTTTATGTTCATTCATAAACCGATTATGTTCGGTCTCTGCGAGTAATCCGATAAATGTTCGCATATTCTTCCATATGATTGTGGGGCGACCAGAAACTCTCGAAACCAAGAGTCCGTCTTTATGATTTTTCAACATGTTCGCGTAGGTCTGAAGTAGCACGGTCATTCCGTTGGTTCTCAAATTCAAAGAAGGAAAGTGCGGCATAAAATCGTTCCCAAGCATAAACGCCATGACGATATAATCATCGATTGCTGATATGACCGATGGTGTTATTTTTGATACAGCCACAACACCAGTGCTGGTGGTCGCGGCAGGCTTCGTCGTCGTATCGGATATATACGGGGTCTTCATGCCTGCTGTCGGAGTCGCCGTCGCCACATCGGCCGCATCCGCCGCATCCGCCGCAATACCGTTATGTTTCGTTTCTTCGCGCATAACCGCCTCTAATGAACACGCAAATTCGGGAATGTCAATATAATACTGTTCGTTACTTGAAAGTGTGCTATCCAACGATTGAATAAATTCTGGCGTATCGCGATACAAATAGATATTCTGAGAGATGTGTAGATGGTTCAAACAGAGCATAATCAAATCAGCATCTAATCCATATATTAAGGTCGTTGTATCTCGGTGATACTCCGCATTTTCGCGAATATATTCGAAGATTTTATGCTCACCTTCCCCCGCAACATCGCTTCCGAAGTAGATATATGCGACGCGATTACCGTTCTCACGTGCTTTTACTTTACAATAGTCATTCATGCGAATATTTAGTTTTGTCATAAAAGCAGTTCCCGGCGTGATCGACGATGTATTCCATGGTTTATGACTGCTAGCCGCAACAGAGGTGGTGGAGTCACGGGCGAATGGGTCAAGCAAAGCATTTTTTCGAGTAATCGTATCTTCCACAACTGAAGTAAACCACGACTTATACCTGCGTTCGCGTTGTTGATTCAGTTTAGCAACAGGCGCGACTCCGTCAAACGCAATCATGATTTTATTCGATGGACGAAACAACGCGAAATACTCGTCGATTTTGTTACAAACAGTGGTGATAATGAGCGCCTCGTATTCGTCGTTGGATATACCACGGTTCGACCCCACCACGCGAACCGCGTCATAGATAAGACCATTCGTGTCCATGTATAGATTATGAATTCGCGGCAAGCCTGCCAGTCGTTTAATGATTGATTTGTGTCGTTTTACAATATTTGAAAAGTAACTTGGAATGCCCATTTTATACGCAGATACGCAGATACGCAGATACTATATTATAACGCGTCATCTTTCTATATCAATTGTATTCATATTAAAATACTATGATTATATAACGATAATAAAATGACACTACAACTTACATTTTCAAATATTGTTCAAATATTCAGTATATTCGCCCCCTTATTTTTAGGGACGTTTCTTGTTCTCGTTTCGATATTCAACCAGAACATTAAGGGGTTGATATATCTAGGTGGTGTTCTTATTGCGTCGGTCATAAATTATATGGTAAGTATGGTTATCGGAAGCGAGCCACTCGACAACGAAGGCCCCATTTGTAATTTAGTTGAGTTTCCTCTTATACCCAATCGTTACAACGTTCCTAATTACAATAGCATGTTTATTTGTTTTACGCTGATGTATTTATTATTGCCAATGTTGTCGAATAACCAAATCAATTTCTGGATGGTCGGTGCCATCGTGAGTATATTCGCGGTTGATGCGTATGTGAAACTCCAATATTTTTGCACGGTGCCACGCGGTATCACCATCGGCGGTATTGTCGGTTTATCTCTCGGCGCGATCTGGTATTTCTTACTGAAATTCAATAAGTTCGAGAGCCTGCTGTTCTTCAACGACCTCACGAGTAATAATGTAGTGTGTAAGCGTCCGCAAAACCAGACGTTCAAGTGTTCTGTGTATAAGAATGGACAGGTGATACAGGACTTATAATTCACGGGTGAAATTTAGTGTAATTTCGCACCATCCACCCCGAAAAATCAGACAGCAGTATTTGTTTTTGAAATCCATTGACGAACATTTTCAGGTTGCCTCCATTCGATCGCTCGCCGTAAATCCGGAAAAAGTACTGAACGATATCCCCCGTTTTTGCCAGCGCGTATTTCTTATTGGCTTCTTCATATGTGAATTTCGCTTTTTGCTTTCGCACATTTACCGCATTATGAAAATCCACGAGGAAATAATGGAGTTGTTCTTTTGTTGTTATCGCGGAGAGAATCCGCGCATGTTGTTTCATATAATCGGTCGCATGTTGCGTGCATTCAGGACACGGTAGATTGGCACAGATACGTTGTATATACTGGATTAGGTCGTTTTTTATTTCAGCGAAATTTTCGGGAAAAGCCTTATATGCCAACGTATGAAATAAATACCACACACATGGACCCCAAACGCTTTTTGAAACCATCACTTTGCCTTTGCCCCTTTTCTTTTTTATACTACGAATACGACTACGACCAGGACTAGGATTGATATGAAATATATGAATATAAAAAAATCACGATGTTATATTCATAAACGATTACGACCGCGCATAATAAGTCCGACCATGAATGTTATTTACGAAATTGAAGGCGATATTGATTTTTTCAAAGAGTTGAAAGGTATAACAGCCAACAAAACCGGGGCGTCGGCATCGGCATCGGCGTCGGCATCAGCCGTAGTTCTTGAAATTGAAGATAAGCCTGTCGAGAGATGTTTAATCACGGATGAAATTCTACGAAAGGACCATATTACATTAAAATGCGGCCACAAATTTAACTATGTGCCTCTTTTCAAAGAAGTCGTCTTCCAAAAATGCTCGATGTTGCCTAAAAATGTATCCTCCAAGTTGATTACTACGTATGTAAAAAATACACCGGATTCAAGTGTATCATCGAATGTTAGCACCGTCTTGTATAATAGCTCATATAATTTGGAGACGACGAAAATATCTTATAACGAAATAAAGTGCGCTTATTGTCGCGCGATTACACCGAATATACTTCCGTATTATCCATATCCAGATGTAAGTAAAATCAAGTATGTAAATAGTCCAGTTGAGTTGGCGCTTCCTGCGGTGTCATGCGAGTATAATGCGAAGAATGCGACGGCCGCGACTGCGACTACGACTACGACTACGACAACATGTCGTATGAATTGTATTTATAATGAAAAATATGATATGATGTTATGTAACAAACACTTCAATAAACTAGAAACCGACGCCGCAGCCGCAGCCGCACTCCCAGCCGCATCCACCGTCAAAAAGCCAACACGTCGCGGGAAGGCCACGACCACCGCGACCGATACCGAAAATGTCATTATTTCACACCATAATCCAGCGACAACAACATGTTCATTCGTATTATTATCAGGGCCACGGAAAGGCTGTCCATGCGGAAAACCGATGTGGATTCCGAAAAACGGTTCTTGTTATATCGAGTCGAACCTACCACTTTGTAAAGTTCATTATGAGAAACATAGTAAATAATATAAAAATTAATGTTTATTATAATAAATACACATGTCTATTTACATACCGATAAATATACCAAAGTATAATATTTATGATATTTTACACAATGATAGGGGTAATATTGTTATTATTATAGCCAGTGAAACACCACCAGTTATGATTAAAATGAAGCTTGGTGATAAGTTAATACCGTTTGATATAGAGTGTTGCCCGCATAATCATACACATGTATATACTTTGAATAGTGAAATAATGTATGATTCGAATGAAATATATAAATTCATGATAAATGATGAAGAAATAAATACAAAAATAAGTAAATATCCTAGTTTTGAAAATGAAATAATCATGTCAACCATCGTTAAAAGTGAAGACAAATATATTTTACAATGGATTCAATACCATATTCACTTGGGAATACAGAGGTTTATTATTTATGATAATTCACATGATAATACATTACCTAAGTTGTTGGAAAAATATATAAATGAACGCATCGTGATATTACTCGAATGGCGATATGCTTATATGTTGAAAATTAGTGGTATAAGCGGACAAACAACACAGCAAAATCATTCAATATACGCATTTAACAAATGTGATTATATCGGTCTATTTGATATTGACGAATATATTAACATTCAAGAACCTTATTGTAATATACGTGTGTTTTTGGATGATTTTGTCAAATTGAACAATGTAAATATAAATATGATTGGAGGATTTCAGTTTTTGAATAAATTTTTTTATAACCCAGAACATCAACCCGATGATAATAATAATTTTTTGAAAATTTATACATGTGATAATATTACGATGTCGGGACACGAGAAAATATTTGTAATACCAAGAAATGTTAAAACATTTTCGGTTCATATGATAACCAAGGGACTACCAATTGTAAAAATAAACCATAATATTGCGTATTTCAATCATTACATTTTTTTAAATAAAAAAAATAGAGGATTTAATAAAACAACCATTTCTGACAATAGTATTTGTAGATTGACTAATTTGTTTTCTATAATATAAAAAAATGAATCTCTGTCTCTATTTCTACATCTTCATAAAAACATTATTCGCACGGGAATTACCGGGCACAGGTTGAAGCCGGCAAAGTGAAGCAACGGGGGGTGCCGAGTTCTTCAATTTGGCGCGACGAACCGCGATGGAAGAAGCACCCACACCGGAACCCGCGGTATAGGAAGCATTCTTGTTATTGTTATGGACATCAGCCATGAGAGTTTGACGAACACGTTTGAGCATCCGCGGTGAGTGGTGATAGCGAACGTAGTATATAATACTCTACGAGAATAAAATAGAGTATTATTGTAGAAAGACGCATATTGAGCACATGAATTTCATAAAGCGTTATCTGCCGGACACATTATCACGGAGAGACCGAACCCGACAACGCAAAGAACTCACGAAATCACGTAGATTGTATAAACAGGGGAAGTATTATACACGGAAGGCGATGCGGTCATTCAAATCGAAACCGTCTAAACATCTCGAGAGAGCATCAACGTTGTATCATGTCGATAAAATACGTCCGTCGAGAGAATTGTCCCGAGCAACCGGGTGTTCGCTTAAAGGATTAAGGCAAATCGTGAAGAAGGGCGAAGGCGCATATTACTCATCCGGGTCTCGACCGAATCAAACCCCGCAATCATGGGGAAATGCTCGTCTTGCGAGTGCCATTACGGGCGGGAATGCGTCACTCGTTGATTTTCATATTTTGGATAAAGAATGCGACCATCGAAAACCGGCGTTTCGTTTAGCACAAAAGCCGCGAAAATAAGTAGACATTTTTTTATAGTTTATAGATATAATCTAACAACAAGATGTCACAGCCACAGCCACAGCAACAGCAACAGCAACAGCAACAATATCCTCTTCCAGTTCAACCACCGTCACAGTCACCGCCCGTATGTTTGGATTTGGTTCCTGCTAGCCAACCACAAAAAGAAGAACTATCAAATTCCGGTTCAGGTGGTCCAAGTATAACCAAAGACCAACTGAAGGATTATTTGCGTCAGTGGGTTCGTGTTGAAAACGAGATAAGCACGCTCTCCGCGGAAATAAAAAAACGCAAACTAATTCATCAACAGTTGTCAAAGTCGCTTTTAGATGTTATGCGCAATAATGAGATTGACTGTTTCGATATCGCAAATGGTCGTATCGTGTATTCAAAGACAAAGATTCGCGCGCCCCTTAATAACGGCCAGATAAAGTCGGCGTTATCAACCTATTATAAGGATGATGTCGAAAAGGCAGCTAGTCTCACCGAATTTTTACTTGCTTCTCGTGTCGAAAAAACCCGCGAATCGATTAAAATGAAGATTCCAAAAATCAAATAAACATATATGTTATAAGTATTCTTATATACGTTATAACATGTTTTACATAAATGGTGGCGCGAGAGGTAAGAAAAAGATGTTGCGAGAGATTTTTACGGTGGCAGCGGAAGCGGCAGGAGCTGACGACGAAATGGACGAATCATCGCGAACGGAACGCCCACGGTCGAAGTCCCGGTCACGCTCACGTTCGCGCTCACGTTCGCGTCTGACACATCAATCCGACACCGACACCGACACAGATAATGACTCGCATGACTCGCATGACTCGCATGACTCCAACGACCAACAACAAAACCATGATTATATTGTAACATTAGGAACAACCGTAAAAGAAGGCGCAACGCATCACCAGTATCAGTTCGTGGATAATGAACTTGAATACGACATCGAAGAATTCGCAGAAAAACACCCCGAAGTAAAAGACTTCGAACTCATTATATACCGCATCAACACACTATCCATCCTTCCGTTCCTTGAATTTTTATTTTATTACGAAAATTCGGTTTCATTTTGTAAATTACCCTATTACAAACACTCTCCGAAAAAACACATACGAAAAGAATGCGATGCGTTAATGAATCGTCTATTTAGTAGCAAATTTCGGTTTAAGGGTTATATTCATGACGAGCTTACTGGTAAATGTGTTATTTTTTATGAAAAATATTTCCGCAACGAACACATTATTCCGCAACATCTCGAACTTACAAAGTCGCACAATTGGTATTGGTTGTGCTCATCTGAAATCATGAATCACCAAAAATATATGACACTACCGATTGATGAAGAGGCGATACAATTTTTTATGGCGTATCCTTTGGCGGGAGTATTACAGCGTATTGAGACTTCTTCGAGGTCGGTCCTTCAAAATATCGAAGTTCCTTCTATATTATACTACGGTTCAACCCTTTGTTATGCGGAAAATACCTCGATATATGGATTGAAGCGCGAACCCATCATCGCCCGGTTTGGGCCATTTTATTATTTTACGACACTTCAACATTCATATTACTGGGCGTGTTATCACAATACGAGTAAAGGAGCAAATCAGGCGAAACAAGCCAAAAATGCGCAAGGAGGCATATCAAGATACGCGGTTTTTACTGGTCATATGAAGACTGTTTTTCAAGATGATGACTATGATGTCAGTATCGTAAAAAAATATACAGAACGGAAAAACATCTTCGAAACGCAAATCAACCAATACCGACAAACACAAGAGCCGTATCGTCGCGGGGCATATGAGAGTATATATAGCTATGATTATACTTGGCCAGAGACGTATGACACAATATACAACGGATTTTATTCCGCGAAAGAAACGATACGACCGGTTTGGTGTGTATGCGATTATCAACATTTTCAGTTGTTATCCTACTATGAAGTCATTACAAATGATATTCCATCGTCATACGACCCCAAATTTACGGAGTATAAGATTCGATAATCGATAATCGATAAATAAACATCCGATGTAGTATATAGGAAGCAAACAAACAATCACAAACAACCCGCACAATCACAAACAAACCACAATCAACGAGAATGGGATTATTCGATAATAAGTTTTACAATTTCATCATGCTGTTTTTCGTGAGCGGTATTATTGTTCAAATCATGAACTTTTTTGATGTCGAATTCGTGTTTTATATCAGTTATTTGTTATGGTTTATCGCAATCGGCATATTTGTAATTATTCTTCCACGAGGTCAATCGTCGGTTATTTAGAAAAGATTATAATGTCCTTAGTAGATATATAGAGATTATTGGTTGTTATAGTATATATGGCTACCGATACCGCAGCGAAAGACAGCGCAAAGAATGAGTCTTATACTCCAAAACCCGTAACATACAATACAAACCTTGAAAGACTACTTAAAGAGAATTCGGAAGAATGTGAGTCGTTGTCGATACTTCATCGTATGTCGTATGAGAAATACAATACACGGTCGAATTACATCAACATTCCCGTGATTATATTGAGTAGCGCGATTGGGTTTATTACAGGTATTGATTTACAGTATGACCAGATGAACATTATACTTGGTGTTGGAAGTGTGTTTGTCGGTATTATCAAATCGGTGGATACATACTTTCAGTTGGCAAAACGCGCCGAATCGCACCGTATTTGTTCGCTCCAGTTTTCTCAGATTTCGAAAAAGATGCAGGTGGAACTCACACTACATCGAAACCAACGTATGACGGCCGAAAATATGATGAATATTATTAAAACTGATATTAAGAATATGCAAGATATTGCGCCGCTGATTGATGACGACATTATTAGTATCTATAACGCGAAGTATCGCAAATACAAGCGAGTTAAGAAGCCCAATTTTGTGAATGGACTGACAGATGTGGTTGTGAATTCCAACAATAATGAATATGAATACGAGTATTCGAGTCGGCATGGAAGTGTGGAAGGCAGTCCGGCAAATACTCAAGTTCAGCAAATGACCATTCCGTCACACGACCCGGAATATGACCAACAGATGCAAGCACAGACACAGGAATTACAACACGCTTCGATTTCGAATTTGAATTTGAATAATGAACGTGCGATGAATCGTGGTGGAATCGAAGATGATGGTGAGAGTGTGGATCCGATTCAACCAACAATCATTTCAACTGCCAACGCCAACGCCAACATCAACGCCAACGCCAACGCCAACGCCAACAACACCTCATCTGTTAAATCAGGTTCGACGTCGCTACGTAAAGCGCCTGAATTGACCGCACCGTCACAGATTCCAGTTCAGATTCAACAACCGAATCCGTTGGAGTTATTACAGTTACTTAGTCAGCTACAGCAACAAGGTATTGGAACTGGTTTAGCTAGCAACTATGTAATGCCTCCGTCCCAGCCTCCGATGTCATCGGCGTCTTCACAATCACGATCACAGGCACCTCACGCGGTTGCTCAAACGAATGACTTTATCGTTCCGGTTGATGTAGATGTAGGTGTAGGTGTAGGTGTAGAAGTCCCGTCGGTATCACCTTCTGGTGGTAGTGTTCGAAGTAATTCATCACTTCCTCTTGGGTCGATACAGACTGATAATAGTGGGAATCAAATCGTAAATACATAAATAAATTGATTCATCATGTTAATTATTTGATAGATATACAGAGTTTGTTGTATATCTATATTCATTCATTCATTATGGACATCAATGAAAAAACAGTCAGCATGACCGCCGTTATCCCTGCTGCTCCTCGAACAAACACACGAAAAAAACCGAGTTCAAAACAGGATGATACCGAAAAAATAACAGAAAAGATGGAAGGAGGTATAATCGTTCGAAGGTATAAAGGTAAAAAGGTTGATGTCGAAATGACGCCAGCGTAAAAAAAGGTAAAAAAAGGAGAAAAAAAGAGAGAAAGAGAGAGAAGAAGGAAGAAAGAGTAGAAAGAGAAAAAATTGAAAAGGAATGAGAAGGAAAGGAGGAAGAGGAAGAACAAAAGAGATGGAAAGTGTGTT